TACCAGATCAGCACGGCTCGGCCGAGCCGGACAATCCAGTGTCCCGTGATTTTCACCGAGACGGTCACTTTAAACATGGATCCGCTCCATGTGGAGGTGGCCGTCAGGGGCCCCCGACAGCCACGTGAATGACTGCTGGGTGGGAGCTACGGGGTTTCTCAAGATGGGCACAACGCCCGATTACGCCCGGCGGCAGCGATCCCATCTTGAGTGCCTTGGACTCCCAGACCGGAAGGTATGCAAGCCTTCCGGGGATGTCGCGCTGCCGGTGCATGCACTGCAGATCCGTTCTGCTAAACGCGGCGGCGGCGCGGCTTCCAAGCTAAATTCGTTTCTTTTGTTCGTAAATCTAAGTAATGCCGTTTCGCACCAACTGGAATTTGTGCATCGTTTCCATCGAATTTTATGTGTCAGTGCACTATCTTTACTTTGGGGGGTGCTGCGTCGGCGGTGGATGTGGAGGATGCAGCGGCTTGCGGCTGGGCTTCGATCCCCCCAAGCCTTCTCCTTCTTTGGGAGTCACTATTTCTCCGACAGTGCTTCCTAAGTGATAGGCCAAATTAGCTAGGGTATCGCTGCTCGGGCCGAGTTCCCCTTTGGTAATCCGCTGAAGGGATGACAGGCTTATTCCTGTAGCGTCCTTGATTTTTTCAAAAGCAGTGCTAGGCGCTATTCCTGGATACGCACGTTTGACGAGTTCCGTGACTTTCTCGGCAATCGCTTGCCGAGTCACTCGTGCCGGGTGAGAAACCACCTTAGATCCGCGAGCTTTTCCCATAGCTTTCCAAGCTACAGTCGTTTTCTGCCCTATACTGGGTTGCGAACACCCATTAATGGGTGTACTTTCCTTTAGATGGAATCCATATACGAATTCGTCTTGGACCGCCTTGAGAACGCTAAGGGTGGCTGGCCCACTGTGGCGGAAGAGAGCGGTGTTCCTTTGCGCACTCTCGAGAAGATTGCGCGCAAGGAGATCAAGGACCCAGGCGTGAGTCATATCGAAAAGCTCGCCGGTTACTTCCGCGAGCGGTCAAAGCAGGATGCTCGATCTCACCACGCGTAGTTCATTGTTGTTGTGAATACGATGCCCGAAAGGGCTTTTTTTAGGCAAATCGGCTCAACATAACCTGTCGCAATTCACCTTAACTTCATAACAACACGGTCTAAGGCTTAACAAAGTGCCAGGGAATTCGACAATAGTCCCACAGTATCGCGACATAACACCGTCAGTGACGTTGATCTTCTATGATCGTAGTCGGATCGCGCCGCAAGTTGGGTCGCTTGTATTCTGGGTCGTCGGCGGTGACACAACTAAACATGAGATTTGCTGCTTCGCCGTTGAACCGTCCCTCGGTTTCTTCACGGCGAATGATCATGAATTTGGTTTGCTTCGCGCAGTAAGTGTTCGCACTCTTCAGTGCGGCGGCCAAAGTCTTACCGTACGAAAGGCCGCCTGTTCCAGATCCAGAAACCATATAGCTGTCTTTCCCGACCGGAATGATCTCCGAAGTCGAGACACAGCCGGATATCAACGCAGTCGCAGCGAAAACATAGATTTTCATAGTCTTTTTTTCCATTCGAGTGAGAGGAGGGCGGCGTGAGTCGTGAGATTCAGCTTTCTCGGGGCGGCTATGTCGCGCGGGTCGATGATTCCGACTATGAGGCTCTGAATTCCTATCAGTGGCATGTCTTCAGTCCAAAGCCCGGCGCGGCATATGCCATCCGGTACGAGCACCCGCAAGGCAAGACCCGTTCGATCCTGATGCACCGCCAGATACTATCTGTCTCTGATAGAGACACCCAGGTCGATCACCGCGACGGGAATGGACTCAACAATACACGTGTGAACCTCCGTTCCTGCACGCGTGATGAGAACAACCGTAACAGACGACGCTCGCAGAAGGGCAACAAGTTCAAAGGGGTCAGATCCCGTCCGAACGGCACGCACCTCGCGGTTATTGCTCACCAATATCTCGGGACCTTCGCTACCCCCGAAGAAGCGGCCAAAGCATATGACATTGCAGCCGAATCTCGCTTCGGTGAGTTCGCCGCCACTAATAAAAGCTTAGGGTTATTGCCATGAATCCCCCCGAACTCTGGCAAGGGAAGGGGGCGCTGAATCTTAAGCATAAGCCACGGGTATTTTTTTGGCTTGCGGCTCTGCAACGGGCCAAACCCTTCCACGTAGCAACAGCAGTGCCTTGTTGCGCTGCAGGTGCAGCTTATGCGTGAACTCTCCGATGTGCCCCGCCAGGAAGTTTGGGGGAGTGCCAAGGCGATGAGCCTTCTGGCCGCCTGGGTCTGCGTGGCTATCTGCGCGGCCATCGTGGGCTGGATGTGCCTGGCGGCCACAGTCTACGGAATCTATCGCCTTTTCACATTGCCATTGCAAGTCGTGCGGTGGATCGCGCAGTGAGCCTACCTTGGTTTCGCATGTGGGTTGATGCAGTCGATGACGAGAAGTTGAAGCTTCTCGCGTTTGAAGATCGCTGGCATTTCGTCGCCATCTGCTGCTGCAAGCGCAAAGGCATCCTCGACGAACCTGATTCCCCTGCCCTCCGTGACCGCAAAGTCGGTGCGAAGCTCGGGCTCGCTGATCGGGAACGTGACGAAGCTCGACGCCGCTTGGTGGAAGTAGGTCTGATCGACGAGAACTGGCAACCCAAGGGATGGGAGAAGCGGCAGTTCGTTTCGGATGCGGATCCGACTGCCTCGATACGCAAGAAAAGACAGCGGGAAAAGGAGCGTCACGGACCTGTCACGCGTGACAACCGTGACAGTCACGCTCCTGTCACGGACGAGTCACGGACTAGTCACGGCCCTCAGAGTCAGATACAGAGTACAGAATCAGAAAAGAAAGAACCCTCGCTTCGCTCGGGCCGCGCGCGTGCGCGCGCTCCCGCGCGACGGGTCCCTTCCGATTTTCAGATCACTCCCGAGATGCGGAAGTGGGCGAAGGAGGTTTGCCCACAGGTCAACGTGGATCGCGAGACGGAGTCTCTGCGCGATCACGAATTCCGCAACGCGCACAGCGACTGGCCCGCAGTGTGGCGTCAGTGGATGCGGCGTGTGACGGAGTTCCAGCGAGGCGGCGGTAGCAAGCCAGACGAACCAAAACTGACTTGGCGCCCGCCGCCGGATGAGGATTCCGTCGATGCACCAAAGTGACTTTGAGGGCTTCAGCGCGCTGCTCAACCGGGTGGCAGCGGTGTACAGCAAAAAACTCACCGACGATGTCGTTCAGGGCTATTGGACCGCACTGAAGGACCAGACACTCACGACGATCACCGAGCTAGCTAACTCGCACACGCGTTATGGCAAGTTTTTCCCCAAGCCCATTGAGTTGCGGCCGAAGGACGACAAGCCAGAGCCGACCCCGGATGGCAAGTTCGAAGAGGGCGAAAGACGAGCTATCGAGGGTCTTGAGTACCTGCGACGCACGAATCCCGGCGAATGGTTCGAGCGCGTCGGCGCGAATAGCCGGGCAGCCACGTATGCCAATACTTTCGGAATCGAGAACATCTGGTTTGACGAGCCAAACCGATGTTGGAGGCATACGCAGTGAAATGGCTCCCTCCTAACGGCACGACTCAACACTCTAGCGATCATAAGTATGTTGTGGTCGAAGCGAACTCGCAGCAATGGATTGGCTACGAGTTGGGTCCGACTGCCGGGACGGAGTTGGGCGTTGTGAAAACAGCCGAGGAAGCCCGTCAGCTGTGCGAGGACCATGAGACGATGCTACAGAGCATGCGGAGGCGAGCATGAGCCTTCCGCGTTACGCCAAACGCCGCGATGAAACTGAATCCGATATCGTGAACGACTTGCGAAAATGCGGATATCTCGTCGAACGCCGCGACTTCCCGGATCTCAACCTGCGTAAACTGTTCTGGAAGCCAGGTATGGCCGTATTGCTCGAGGTGGAGGGACTCACCAAGAATCGTAAGCGCAGTCCAGAACAACTCAAATTCCTGCGCGATTGGAATATTCCGATAGTCAAGACGACTGAAGATGCTCTCAAAGCCCTTGGAGCCTTCACATGAACGCACAATTTTCCGGCGCTCAGAAAAACGAATGGTTGGGCCGAGCGGCCGACAATGTCGTCCCTCCCGATCTCGCCACGACTGATCGAATCTGCCAGCGCTGGGCTGTCTCGGTCGGATTGGGATTACCCACGAACCAATGGATGGACGGGATCGCCTCGCGTCCGCCACCGCTCGATGACGCTACTGCCATCGTAGTGGATCAGATCATCCTCAAGTCTCCTCCCAGGACGCGCAGGGTAGCGGTCAAGTGGTATCGGACGCAGCTCCCGCAGCCTGTCATTGCCGAACAGCTCGGATTGAGCGAGCGCACGCTGATCACGGTGTGGAAATTGACGCTGAACTACCTCCAGTGGAGATTTTTGGAGAGTAAACACGCAGACCTACTTGCGGCGCTCCGCTTTAAGGGATAGATTCTGATCCATCAACCTGCCTAACCCTGCCTGAAAGGCCCGCGCTCGCGGGCTTTTTGCATTTCCATACTGAGGTGTTCTCATGTCGGGACCGACCAATCCGGCCGGGCTCAGCTTTACTGCGCCCACAGCATTCACGGATGGCACCACGATCCCCCCTGGGACAATCACGTCATTCGATTACGGCTATGGAACAGCCACAGGCACGTATACGCGCATCGTCAATGACACGACGATGAAGACCGCCGGCGGCAAGATCGCGGCCGCCGTTCCGACCGATCTGGTGTACGGCCAATGGTTCGCCGCGGCGCGCGCGCGCACCAAGGACGGCGCCGTGGCAGCCTGGGGTAATGAGGTGGCGTTTGTCACCGCGCCGAAGACACCGGCGCCCGTGACGGATTTTGGGGTTGCCTGAAGGCGTGGTGGGCTTACCTCGCAGGCAAAGGACCCAAGCCCAAATGCTCGCTCCTCGGGTGAGGCATGGCCAAAACCCCGAAAGCGATTGCTGACATGAGCACGCTGTCACGGGTCATTTACGACCCCGACACGGTCCCGCCGACGATCCCCTCGAATGTCGTCGGCACGCCAGTCTCCTCGACGCGTATCGATCTGTCGTGGGTGGCATCCGTGGATACGGGCGGCTCAGGCATGTCCGGCTATCTCATTTACCGAAATGCCGTACAGGTCGGCTCGACCAATACGACGACGTTCTCGGACACCGGGCTTACGTCGTCCACCGCGTATCTCTACCAGGTCGCGGCAGTCGACGGCGCCGGCAACGTCTCCTCGCTCTCGACCACGATTTCGGTCACGACGCAGGCGAATGTCGGGCCGCCAGCCTATGCGCAAGATCAACCCAAAGCAGCGCTGGTCGGTATTGCGGGCGTTCGCACATTCACGGATCCGACTCAGCAGGCGTTCATAGGCCGGTACAACTGGGCGACGCTCGGCATCGCTGGATGGGAACTGTGGGCGAGCTCGGGACGGGATGCCGACGTCATCTGTAAGGCGATCAAGGCCGCCTCCACGGCCCCAGGCGGCACGCTCCTGGGCCCCTATCAGAACCTCAACGCAATTGAGGAAGACGCCAACGATCCCTTTCCCACATACACCGCAGAGATTGCGACGCGCAACTGGCGGCTCTATGTCTCGGGCTCGAGCGGATCGTTGGTGTCGCCCAATTCCGGCGGCGGTGCTACGGGATTGGTCAATTACACCGATTTCGTCCCGGTCAATCCGAATCTCGAGCATCCCTACGAATTCGGCGCCGCCTATGTCTACAACAAATTCCTGACGAAATCGAAGTCAGATGGGCGCTTCACGGGACTTGCTGCGGGGCTCGCCTCGAGTTCATTCGACTTCGTCTACCAGGATAACTTCCTGTGTAACCCCCAGGTCAACGGTGACTGGAATCGGGACGGGACCACGGAAGGGCAGGGGTGGCCCTGCACGGCGACTGCGTGGCTGCAAGCGGGCCAGAAGCGTTACGTCGATCGCATTCGCTCCCTCGCGCCGACCAAGTATGTCGTCATCAACGGCGGTGATTATGGCGTTGTGACGGATGCCGGCCCGATGGCGGGCCAAGCGGACTCGATCCTAGCCGAGTCCTATATGGGCAAGTTCTGGTCGTGGGAGACCCAACGGGGTTTCGTTACGATGCTGCAGTACTACTACCGGGTTCTGGCCGATGCGGCCAATCCGGAGTTGGTCGTCTTTGGAGGCTCGTGGCCCGATACCGCCTCGGACGGCTCAGCACTCCCGCGACTCCCGACCGCCAATGGCTATCCGCCGGCCTACACCCAAGAGCAGTGGGCCCGCTACATCGCCGGTACCGCCTATCTAGGCGAAGGCATGGCGGCCGTCAGCTCGGTGAGCACGGGCTATAGCTCAGATCTGTCCGCTCTTTACTGGCCCTGGTTCTGGGGCGGTGTGAATGGGCTCGCTCGCAGTTGGATGGGCAAACCTGTCGACGCTCTGCGTCCGACGACGCCGAAGCTCGCCAAAGGTACGATAGGGATCTACGGGATTGAGCGTACCAACGGCATTCACCTGGTGAATCCGCGCGGCAATGGCGCGCAGGTCATCAACGCGGCCGATATCCCTGGTAGCTGGCAGTACCCCGCTGGAAGTCCCCAAGGTACGGGAGCGTTCTCTACCTATACATTGGCGGAAAATGATTCGCTCTTTCTGCAGCGGGTAACTGCAGACGGAGCCTCAGTCTCAGGAAATGTGGTCACATTGCGGCGAGCGGCGGGCGGGTTTACCACGAAGCCCACCGCGGCGCCGCTCTTCTACAACAACTTCGAAGCTTCGTCAGCAGGGGCTCTCCCCTCAACGGTGGGTTTGACAAACTCGATCGATGCGACCGTGGTGAATGTCCAAGCGGATCGCTCTTTCACCGGCACGAAGTGCATGAAGGGTGTAATGCCGGCGAACACGGAGAGTTTCCCGGAAGTCTCGTACCTGCCGCCAGCTAACACGGCAGAAATCTATGTCAGTGGCATGGTGTATTGGACCACCTCTGCGCCGGCGTCTATGGGTCAGTTCATTTTCAAGCTGACCCGCATGGGTTGTGGACAACTCTATCACGGAACTCCGCAGCAATATCTAACGACGCGTCCTAACGGTAGTGGGGCAGTCACGGGGGGCGATTGGGGATACAACACCGGCAAAGCCACAACAGAAGTGGCATGGTGTAGCGCGATGTACTACGGATCGCCAAACACCCTGCCAGGCCCGCATTCCGATCAGTGGAACTTCATGGAGTCAGCTCACGGATTTAGCAATCCTTCGGGCGGCTCAACCGGTTATAGCGAGATGCGCTGTAACGGACAGAACATGTTGCCACCGACTACCCTTGGTGGTCATTCTCTGTTTGTGAATCAAACCAGTGGTGCCAATATGACCACTGGTAATACAAACAATAGTGGGTCAAATGCCTTCTACAGCTGGATCATACCATTCTTTGATGGTCTCTCAGTCCCTGGAAACACCAATACCTCATTGTGGGTTGATGAACTCTACATAGACAACTGTCGCAACAAGGTTGTAGTCACCGACAACGCGGTTTTTGCCAATTCAACTCCAGGAAAGTTCTTGATGTTGGTGCCGAGTTCCTGGAGCGATACGCAAATCGTGGGCACCAACGCGGCACTGGCGACGCTATTTCCGACAGGGTCCACGGCTAACTTCCATATTTTCAACAATCTCGGGGTCGAAGTGGTCAATTACTCCAAGGTCATGCCGTAATGGCGTACGTGACCGGGATCAAAGCGACCACGACGGGCGCGACTTCTGTCACTACGGCTGCCACCAATTTCAGCGGGTGTAATTTCCTGGCAGCGATCATGGCCTTCCCAGCCAATCAAACGCTGTCCAGCTTTACCGATTCTAGCTCTAACACATGGACACAGCATGCCAGCAGTCCAAAGACATTCACGGGGACCAATGCTAAGGCGCATGTCTACTACTGTGTTAATCCTACTGTGAGCGCATCGCAGACCTTTACGGCGACCATTGGGGTGTCGGACATCATTTTCCTGGCGGTGGTAGGTCTTTCAGGACGCGCTACAGCAAGCGCTATTGATGCGACTGCCTACGCCGGCGATGCATCGGCCGTGACTTCTCATACAGGTGGTGTGACCGGATCTCTTGCAAGCAATGGCGACGACGTGCTGGCCCTCTTTAGTGATGATGATGGGACGGGCGCCGGATCGAGTCTCACCTATACAGCCGGGTCCGGTTGGACCTTGCCTGCGGCCGCGCTTCAAAGTGATGGCCGCTTCACCATGACAGGTGGCATTGAGTATCAAGCCAATGTCGCTTCCGGTAGCAATCTCACAGCGACTTGGACGACTTCGAGTAGCACCACTGGCGGAGCCTTTGTGCTCGCTGTGAAGGCTGGAGCTGGTGGACCGAGCGCTGCCGTACTGACCGCTGACTATTTTCGCCGCAGAAGGCTGATGTAATATGAAATGGCTACGACAGTCCACCGCGGTGACTCCCAAGGTGGGTCCATTCCTGAGCACGACGGATGGAGCCACGGCCTCTACCGCACTCACGATCGCGCAAGCGGACTGCATCCTCTTTCTGAATCAGGGCGCCGGCGCTCAAAAGAACAGCGCTACGAGCGCTACCCATGACACGCAGGGTGTCTATGGAGTCCCATTCAATACTACTGACACAGGAACCCTGGGACACCTCAAACTCCTGATCAACAAATCAGGCGCCTTCCCCGTGTGGGAGGAATGGATGGTTGTGCCCTCGAACGTCTATGACTCGCTGATCGCGGGAACGGGCACGCTCAACACCAATGTATTCCAGGTCGGAGGGGTTAGCGCGAATGCCACGGCTCTTGCGGCCTCGACTTCCACCATGCAGACCGGCACGGTGGACAACACGGCATTCACGCCGACGACAACCGAGCTCGAGACGAGCTCAGTTACGACCGCCGCGGCCAATCACTGGGTGGGACGCAATATCATCTTTACCTCTGGCCTCCTACTGGGGCAGGCGACGACGATCAACGCATATGTGCTCTCAGGCGGCGGCCGAGGACATTTCACGTATACGGCGTTGACCTCGGCTCCGGCGAACGGCGTGACTTTCGTTATCGTCTGAAATGGCCACGACGCACCTGGGGACCTGGGGTGTCCCAGGTCGTCTCGTTTTCAAGACTGGGTTTACGCGTGACCCGACACTGCCCCCGCCAGGACGCACGCAGCTGCGGGCCTATGGCGCGCCTGGCCCGACGAATGTTTTCAATGCGCGCGCACCTGGGATTCTGGTACCCATCGTCTCTTCGGATACGATCTCGGTACAGTGGGTTGAGGACCCGGTCAACAGTAACCAGATTCTCTCCCAGGATACTGTTCGGATCTCGATTGCCGAGCTCTCCCAGCTCTTCAATCAGATCATCACGAGTGATACGGCGAGTATCACACTCTCTGAGACCGTGGCTCTGGTCCAGCAGGGCGTGGTGGCGCTCACCTCGAGCGATACGGTCTCCGTTGCGCTCACTGAGGTATCCAGTAGCAGCGTAGCGATTGCTACCGCTGATACGGTCAATGTGAGCTTTGGTGAGGTCTCCACCCTCACTACGCCCACCGTCATTGTTACGACGACCGACACGGTATCGATCTCGCTGACTGAGACGTCGGTACTCGGAATATTCAGCGGTGTCCTGCAGTTCTTCACCCAGGACGACTTGAATATGGCCTTCGATGAGGTTTCAGACCTCGTGCAGATTACCCCGACCAAGCCGGCCGCGATACGCGTTCAACCACTGACCGCACGAATACAGATTGTTGCCCTATGAAAGACGACGCTCCAGTGATCGCATGCGAGCCGGCCTTTTTCTATTTGGCGAAGTTCGACGGTGATCCCGTCATGAGGCCTTCCTGTGTCAGTGAATACGAAGCGCTGTGTCGAGATTTGCTCAACCCTCAATGCGTGGAATTGATCGTGGGCGGTAAGGACTGTCCCACTCAGACTTGGAGAAAGTAATGGGTCTCACGACTGCTGCCGCCACCGAGATTGCGAAATGCGCGATCAATGACACCCCTACCTACCTGAACGCGTCGAATGCATATCTCGGTGTCGGCGACTCCACGACCGCATTTTCGGCCGCTCAGACCGATCTGCAGGCCTCCACCAACAAAGTCCGCCAAGGCATGGATGCGACCTATCCCATCCGCTCAGGCGCCGGCGTGACCTATCGGGCCACGTTCTCGACCTCGCAAGCTAATTTCGCCTGGCAGGAATGGGGGACGTTCAACGCGGCGGCCGCGGGTGTGATGTGGCAGCGCAAGGTTGAATCGCTTGGTACCAAGACAAGCTCACAAGCTTGGCAATTATCGGTCACGTTGACCTTCACAGCAGCCTAAATGCTCACGATCGCCGAACAGTCGCGGCAGAAGTTCGCGTTCTCGTTCAAGGATGAGGATTACCAGCCCTTCGTGCCGGCGACTATCCGCTATCGACTAGACGACAAGACTGACGACATCACCACCGTCATTCTTGACTGGCAGACCGTATCCACGCCTGACTCACGTATCGAGATCCTGATCCCCAGCAGCGCAAACGCGATCTTGAATGATCGCAACGACTACGAGACCCGCGTGCTGACCATCCAAAGCGATTACGGCACGGACAATCAGCTCACAGAGGATGTGACGTATCGCGTGCGCAACCTGAGTGGGCTCCAATGATTGATCCCGACTTTAAGGTCAAGTTCAAGACAGTGGAGTTCGACTGTGGAACCCAGCAAGGTCTGGGTGTCTGGGTAGGACAGAATCGCAAAGCCATCTCGCTGACTCAATCATCGCCGCCGGCTGAGGTGGCCCAGTCATTACGTAACCTCGCGGATTGGCTGGATGCCCAGCCTTAGACTTGAGTTAGTTAAATCAATCGTTTCACCATTGAGTCAATATGGCAGGCGCACCGGCTGGAAATAAGAACGCTCAGAAGGGTAAGCGCTGGCTCGAAGCGCTAGACAAAGCGCTGAAGCAATACACCGATCCAGAGCAAAAGATCGCTGCTGGCCAAGCGCTCGATCGCATTGCCAAATTAGTGGTCAAGGAAGCTTTGGACGGCGCGTACTGGGCGATTGAGGAGATCGGCAACCGGTTAGACGGCAAGCCTTCTCAGTCAATCGATTTCACTGGCGAAATTACCCATGTCCGCGAACTTAGCGACGCCCAGCTCATTGAGCGACTTGAGCGAGCTCGAGATGCTGCAGGAGCTTCTGAATCGCCGCCAAGCGCGCCGGACCCTTCAGGCATTCACTGAGTTCACATCGGATCGCTGGAAGGCCTCGCGGCTTCACAAGGCGATCTGCGAGCAGTTCGACCGCGTAGAGCGTGGCGAGATTGACCGGCTGATGCTGTTGCTGCCTCCGCAGCACGGGAAGAGTCATATAGCCAGCCGCCGCTATCCAGCGTATTCGCTCGGCCACGATCCGCGACACGACATCATCTCTGCCAGTGCCACTGGGACATTGGCCGAAGAGTTTGGCCGAGATGTACGCAACCTGCTTGCGACCCCTGAGTACCGCGTTCTGTTCAACACAACGCTTGCGGAAGATTCCCAGGCTGCTGGACGCTGGAAGACACAGGAAGGCGGTAGCTATTACGCAGTCGGTATTGGAGGCGCATTGATGGGACGTGGTGCAACCCGTCTCATCATCGATGATCCCTTCGCGACGATGCAGGACGCACAGAGCGAGAATGCTCGTGAGCGCGTGTGGGAATGGTATGTGGGTACCGCCTATAACCGCGTTAGGCCCAAGGGTGCGATCGTTCTAATCCAGCATCGTATGCACGAGGATGACCTTGCTGGTCGGCTTATAGAGCGCCAGAAGGCCGGCGGCGACAAGTGGGAGATCGTCCTACTCCCTGCGATATCGGAAGGACAGGCGTTATGGCCGGAGCGCTATGACTTACCGGCGCTCGAGCGCATCCGCGCTAATACCGCTCCGTTACATTGGAGCGCGCTCTACCAACAGAACCCCATGCCCGATGAGGGCACGTTCTTCAAGCGCGAGTGGTTCAAGTTCTATACGACGCCGCCGCGGCAGCTTCACAAGTACAGCACGGGCGACTTTGCGGTCACGGAGGATGGGGGCGACTTCACGGATATCGGCACGCACGGATATGCGCCAAGTGGTGATCTCTACCTCGCCTTAGAAGGCTGGTGCGGTCAGACGAGCGCGGACAAGTGGATTGACACACTGATTGACCAGTTCGAGCGTCACCAGCCGTTCTGCTTCTTCGGTGAAGGCGGCCCGATCAGGCGCTCCATTGAGCCTTTCCTAATTCGCCGCATGCGCGAGCGCAAGAAGGCCTGTCGGCTCGAATGGCTCCCGACCTCAGCTGACAAGGCCACGATGGCCCGACCGCTCCAGGCAATGGCGAGTATGGGCAAGGTCTATTTGCCAGATACCGAGTACGGACATCGTCTGCTTCAACAGATGCTGCATTTTCCTGCCGGTAAGTATGACGATGCTGTGGATATGGCAAGCCTGATGGGGCGCGCGATCGACCAGGCCCATCCAGCGGTTGTTAAGCAGGGCGCACCTGAGATGCAGCCCAAAGACTCCTACTCACGGCTGTTTGACGAACCCGAGACTCGCGCGTGGCGAACAGTGTGAGCCGTTTTATGCATGAGTGTCCGAAATCACCGGGCTGAGACTTTTGGTATGCGCATAAACCATGGCTAAGGCCAAGAAATCCCAAAAGCTCGACGCCAGCAATCCGATGGTCGGCGCTGATGCGGTCGGCGATGGTGATCCCATTGAAGGCGATCAGCAGCTCGCACGCTTCGTCTACCAGTTCAATCAGTCCGCCGATACGACGCTGAACG